GATTAATGATCAAAGTGTTGAAGACGCACAAAAAGGTCTTTTTGATATAGCTAGTTAATCTAGCTTAAAAAAATTAAATTTTTCCCTAAGGATACTGCGCTCTAAATTTTTCTAAAAGCATTCAGTGTCGCATCTAGAATTAAACCCCTGGTGTTGGTGATCGTCTACTATTCAATAAAATAAAAAATCAAAAAATTGCTCGTGGTATAATTATAAAAAATAAATTATAGGAGAGCAAAAATGTTTGAATGGAAACACCCAAGTTATTATGCAGAACTTAGAAAGCTGCGTAAGATCGAAGAAGAGAAGGAGTCGGAGAACACTCAGGACAAGGATCCTTCCGAACAATCTCAAGATCCTCCAACTCAAGAATAATTCTAGTGCCCTTGCAAGTTTTGCAGGGGCTACTATTCCTTAGCTTCTCCCCAGGATCGTCCGAGTGCAATATCAACTTTGGAAGGTACTTTAAGACTTTCGATTGCATTTTCCATTATCTCCTTAACGTTTTTAATATCTTCTTCTTTATCAATTGAAAAACAAAGTTCATCATGAATTTGTAATAAAGGTTTAAATCCTGCTTTATGACATTGTATCATAGCTTCTTTTGTTTGATCAGCAGCTGATCCTTGAATTAATCTATTCAAAGCTTTGTAAGTGAAAGCTCTTCTAATGTTGTTACCATAAATCGCCTTAGCCTCTTCATACTGCATTGCTTTGTTCATTCCAAAGGTGGCAGGCTCCCACATGTCGAATCGGCATTTACGACCCTTTATTGTTCGAATAAAACCATATTTTGAGGCAGAGCTAGACACATCAGTAGCTAATTTCTTTACAAATGGAACTCTTTCTCCATATTGTCTTAATAAAGTTTCAGCTCTATCTTTTGAAATACCTAATTCCTTACCAAGTTTGGCCTTCCCCATTCCGTAAAATAACCCAAGATTAATTGTTTTAGCTTGAGTTCTTGTAATTCCTGCCATGTCAGCCACTATTTGATGAAAATCTGCTGACTCATTTTTGTAAGCCTCTATAAATTCTGCTGCACCTTCAAAATGATCATTAACAGATGCTGCGTAATGAGCCACCAATCTTGGCTCTTGCTGTGAATAATCAAAGCTTCCCCATTGTCTTCCTTCTTCTGGTAAGAATAAACTTCTTATTTTATCTCCATACTCTTTGTTTCTTGCAGGGATCTGTTGCAGGTTAGGGTTTGAGTATGATAAACGTCCTGATACAGTTCCGCCTTGGTCAGATCTTAATTGATTTATTTCAGAATGTATTCTACCTTTGTGAACATAACGTTGAATGGAGTCTATGAATGTTGAATGAAATTTATTTATTTCTCTTGCTTGTCTTATTAGTTGCGCTATCGGGTTATCACAGTTTACTAGCCAGTTTTGCGTAAAGCTTGGCTCATCACTTTTCGGTGTCCGTGGATAGTCAACACCTATTCTATCAAACACCTGCGCTACTGACCTTGCAGCCCAGATGTCTACATTCATTGTGGTTTGTTTTTTAATTTCATGTAAAATTGTTTTTTCACGTGTAACAAATTCTTTTTTTAAATCTGCAGCTTTAGCTTCATCAACTCTTATACCTCTTTGTCTTGTCTCAATTAATATAGGGAGCAGCTCCATTTCCATTTCCCAAACATCATGCAAATTTTGTTTTGTTATTTCTGTTTTAAATCTTTCCCATAACCTTAATGTTAAACCTGCGTCTTGCTCTGCATAGAACCCAACATAACCTGCAGGTAACTTCCAAAGGTCAGCCTTAGGATCAATACCCCACTCCTTTGCTTTCTCATTTAAAAATGTTTCGTTTTTTATTTCACCTAAATAATCTTTTGCACAAGCGTTTAAACTAAAACTGTATCTATTTTCATTTATTAAAGCTGCAGCAATCATGGTATCTACAATGGGACCATTTATTTCAAAACCATTTACTAACAACCATCCAACATCATAACTTGCATTATGAAAAATTTTAGTTGCTGAAGTTTTTAAAACATCTTGCATCCAGGCTGTGGTGATTGCTACGTCCATATTACCACCAGCATCATGTTGAATTGGGAAATACCATTGCTGGCCAAGTGCAGCCACTGCAAAACCTACAATGCCTCCATCAAAAGTAGCCCAACCTGCACCTTTTGTTTTAATGTTTGGATCTTTTGTCTCCAGGTCAATTGCTATTTCTTTAGCGTGTCTTAAATCAGGATATTCAGCTGGAGCTATCCAGTCACTATCATTATATACAAAATTTAATTGATGTGTCATTTTTTTATTATGTCCTCACATTTTTGATTACTTAAATAAACATTTCCAGAAACTGTAATTCTATAATCATCACTTGAATAAAAAGGATAAACACAATGATTAAAATAAGATCTAAATATCAACCCAGATTGTTCCCAATTTTTATCAACCCCTAAATTTTCAGTAATAAGACCTCCTTTGCTATATGTATCTAATCCAATAAATTGTAAATGACCTGCTAAATTTAAATTTGATTTTATACCTGGTGCACTTTGTAATTCTTCATCTATTAAAAAAGGAATTTTAATAAACAATATAAAACTAAAAACCCCACTGTGGTTGTGAATAGGGTTAAATTCGTGTTTTTTTTGGAAGTTTACCCAAAGATTACCCAAAGTAAGTGTTTGGTTATTTGGATACAAAATATCTATTTTATTTAAATTTTCTGAAAATGTTTTACTCTCTGTTGCTTTTTCTATTAAAAAATTTTCATATTTTTTTTTAAATTTGTTTAAACTATATTCTTCTCTAATATTACCAGCTAAATCTTTATGATAACTAATTTTTGTTTCCTCTACATCTTTTTTTAATTGTTTAAAAACATCTTCAGGTATCTCAAATTTATAAATCATTTTAATTTAAAAGTTTTTTATTTTGTCCTTCAGCGTAAAGGTTTTGTATTGACTCACTCATTGGAATTTTTGTTTCAAATATATAACAATCTGCACAATAATAAATTTTTTCATGTATAATTACTGCAGGCACCGTTGTACAAATCTCACACTTAATAGTTTTATTTTTTACTTTTGGCATCTTTCATCTTTTTAATTTCTAAATCACAATAATGTTTTATTTTCTCTAGATCTTCGATGCCTCCTTTGTATGGATATCTAATAACATATTTTATCACATTACCTTGAAAAAAAGTTAATTCATTTTTTGAAATAAATTCATACGGTTGAATGAGATAATGTTGGTAGTGACTCCCGCCAACTTGTTTATCTTCTGGAAATGCTTCTTCAAACATATCTTTGTCTGTCATAATTTATACTCCTGTAACACTCTTAGTTTTTCTTCAGCTGCAGCTATTTTTTCAATTAATTTATCTGCCTCGTCAACATGCTGCGGGTGTTCACCTATTGCTACTGGTTTTTCTAAATAAATTTTTAGTGTTGCTTCTGCTTCTGATATTTGTGAATTGTATCTATCTTCAAGAGCTTCTAAAATTAATTTTCTAAACATAATTAGCCTCATAAAGTTTAAAATATTTTCCTAATGGAAAATTATATTGATGATATGTACCTAACAGATGCAGCGTTTGTTTAGATCTAGTAGCACCTGTGTACCATACTCTAAGTTCTTTTACCTTATCTGCTAAATTTTTTTTATCATAGTGTGATGGAAAATTACATTTGCTCGCTAAAACAACATTGTCTGCCTCTCCACCTTTGACCTGATGTATTGTATCAATAATTATTTTTGGTGGTAAATTCAAATCAACACCTTCTTTCATAAGTTTTTGAAAGTAAAGTTTATCCTTATCTTTAAATTTTCTTTTGAACACTTGATTCCAAGAACCTTTTTCATCACGCATACCGCACCTTAAATGTAATTCGTCAAATGTAAAGACTTGATTTGGGTGTGCAAAACTCCATTTTTTACTGTCCGCTGACCGGTATCCGTGGTCTATGTTTAACAAATACTCATACATTGTTACAGCCTCTTCTCTATTAATGCTGCCACCTTCACATATTTTTTCCCAATAGTTAATTGCATGAAACTGATTCGGATCAAATGATTTATTATTCTTTTGATCTTGATAGTACAGGCCAAGATCTTTAGCTTCTTGTTGCAGCTCTCTCTTTACATCATTAATTCTAGCCAACACCATCCAATCACCTTCAAGACTCCAAGGTATTTTTTTTAAACCATTCCACCTATAAATTTTACCCTCTTTACCATTAGAATAAAATTCTTTTTCTACACGGTTATCACCCATAGAATTTAACAAACATTTAGAAAAATGATGTATGTTTTTATTTAGCCTTACAGACTTTTTTAACACAAGTGATTTACCAGGGAAAGTTTGAAACAAAGTCACATCAGCACCGTTCCATTCGTAAATAGCTTGGTCATCATCACCTGCAATATAAACTCTGTCCACTGCTTTTGATAACTTCACCACTAAATCCCACTGCAAAGGAGTCAGATCCTGAGCTTCATCAACCATCAAAACCTTAAATGGAATAGACACACCATCATCAATAAACTTCTGCACCATGTCAGTAAAATCTAATCTATCCGGTGTTCGTTGTCCGTTTTCTAATTCCATAGTTTTAAATTCTTCGTAACCATTGATAATTGATTTAAATTGTTGCAACCTTACAGCTTTTCTAGATTGTTGTTTGTATAACCAAACAGGATCAACTTTCATGTTTCTTGCCCTGTCATATATTTGTAGTGACCAATTGCTATAAACTTTTGCATCATCATGTCCATCTTTATAATTAACTTTAATAGTTCCATACTGCGTGTGAAACATCAGCATGTCAGCCTTCGGATCTAATACAGGAATTTCAGCAAATTGTTGTCGGGCTAAAGAATGTAATGTTCTAAAATATTTAAAATCATCCTCGTCATACTCTTTAAATCTTTTTCTAACTCTGGCAACACATTCATTAACAGCTTTATTTGTAAATGAAATATAACAAATTTCATCAGGACTAAATCCTTGTTTTAAATAACGCTGCACTCGTTTGAGTAAGTTTTCTGTTTTACCTGTACCTGGAGGTCCAAATATTTTAATTGTCTTCCCACGCAGCTTTTGCTTTAACGAATTTGACATCTTTGTTTTTATGCTCACTTTGTTTTGGTAATGCTACTACCCAATGCCTAGATTGAATACCTTTAAATTTAGACTTTGGTTGTGCACCTCCTGTTTCTAAAAATTTTGTACATTCTTTTTCATTCCAATTATAACCCATTTTTTTCATAAAGTTTTTAAAGGTTTCTAGTTTAAATCTCATCTCTGTATCATCCTTCCAAATGTTACCACTATCAATTTGATCAAACTCTGTGGTGTCTTCAACATCTTCAAGGAACCTAGACATTCTAGAATTAAATACATCTTCTAATTCTTCTATTCCATCAAAACCTTCCATGTCTTGTTTATTAGACATTAACTCTTCTAACCAATCTCTGTAGGGATCTGGATCTCTTTTTGTAGGTTTTAAAGATCTCCAAACTATATCGTAGTTCAATAATGCTTCTCCTAAAAGTTGTTGTTGGTATAATTGTTTTGTTGATAATCTTATAGACTTACCTTGAATAGGTAAAATCCAATAAGGCTCAGGATATGAATTCACTTTTGTAAGTTTACCGACTTCAGGCAAAGCTTCATTCTTACCAATACCATGCTGCCTTCTCAAACACGTTGCAGATGAACAATGCATTCTTGCAATAGATGTTTTGCATTTATATGTATATTCTTTGTTTTCAACTCCTTTAAAAATATTATTTAATTCTTGTGGATGAAGTGATTCAGTGCAAACTTTAGACATCATGTTTCTTGTCCAATCTTCATACATAACAGGATCAGGATTAATTTTTTTAGCCAACACCGCTACATTAAACATAGCATCGTTACGGCCTTCACCTTTTTGTACTTTGTTTTTCATAAAGTTAACAACACAAGGGGGCCAATCTTTTGTTTCGTCATCTTGAAATACTTTTAACTTTTTAAATTGTGCAGGTGTAAGTCTGTATTCAGATACAAACTTAAATAAATTTTCTAATTTTATTGAGTTGCCATCGTTATCCATTGCAACTCTGGTCGTCATATGTGCTTTTTGATATGGTAAATTTACAAAGTTACCTTTTCTTTTTTGATCCCAACTTTCAGGAGTTAAATCTACTTCATCCTGCGCAGGATAAATGTCAGTAGTAGAATCGTTTACACCAAGATCAGATGCTATCTCAATTAATTTTTTACGCATTGAAGATGCTGCAACAACACCATCAATAAATAAAATTAGATGGAGTCCGTTCGATTTTGATCTGAACGGGATGAGTGGGTACTTCCTTTTCCGTATAACTTGTATAACTTCCTTATGTTGTATATTGTAGCGATCAACATCGATGACCCCCCAACTGCATGTATTATCATCTCTGATAGGGACAGATCCATAATATTTTTCTCCTTTTAAATGTTGGATCCAATGTTCTTTTGTCATTGGTTCAGGTTCCACCCAATGTCTGAATTCTTGTTTGCCGTCTCGATCACGTTTGTGACCCAGAGGTGTTGAAGCACCAAAATATGTAGAAGAGCCTTGGAAGAGTTCTACAAACTCTCCCAAGGTTTTGTCAAGTAGGTCCATATTAGAATGGAGTTTTTTCTACTTGTTCTTCGTTTTTGTGATTAGCTCTCACTGCACCTTTTTTACATGACTCATAAAAGTCAAAGGCTGCTTTGATTGTTTCTTCGCTCTCCACTTGTCCGATATGCTCTATCTCCCAACCATACCATGAACCTAAGTTGTTCTTTTCTAGAACTGTTTTAAGTTTATAGCTTTGAGTAAATGGTGCAGGTCTAAAGAAACCTTTGCCATCTTTTTTCTTTGCTCTGAGAGACATCATCATAGAATTCCACTTTTTAGATTTTTTTCTTTGAGTAGATTTCATTGTGATTAAAGCCGTAGAAGATTTTTCAGGTTCTACCACCATCACGTAATGTGATGCAGTTTCTTCTACATAGTTACCATTTTCCAATCTATCTTTTCCATCATCACCTCTTGTTGTTTTTGACATGATATCTGAATCAGATGGATATACATTTACTGGAGCAACAGCACCTTTATCTCTGTCCTTCCATTCAATGTACTCGAGTTTGTAAAAGCAAGGGATCACGTTGATACCTTCAGCTCCATTATACAACTCATTAGTCACAGTGTTGTAGATCATTCCTGGTCTAGCATCTGCTATGAATTGGCTATCACCTTGTGTGACTTGAGGTGAAAGTTGTCCAAGAACTTTTAGAAATGGTAACGCAAGACTTTTTGAATCTACGTTATCAAATCCTTCATCAGCGAATTGCTCAATATTTATTGCAGCAACTGCACCGGCTTCTTTTTTAATCGCTACTTCGTT